GTGTACCTATATTTAATACATCACCTAATAAAATTATAAAATCGATAACGTCGTTCGTAACTAAGTTGCTTGCGAACGTAATTGTGGACCCCGAAATAGTGAAAGAACTACCTGGTTTTTGTAAAATACCATTCAAACTGACCAGCATGTGAAATGCCGTTTCTGGCTCTACGTTTGTAGAATTAACTTGCATAGTATATGCTGCTTGTCCGTTTACTACAGATATAGCATCACAAACTTGAAAGTTTCCTACTATCGGCTGTTTTCCTATGTATCCCATGATTACTCCTTATATTTTATTTTACCTGGCATTGCAAGGCACCCCTGATGAATTTGTGAACGGAGCCTCTGCGTAAGCTATATATACGTATGTTTCGCCTGAAGCATTATAAGAAGAATTATCAGATCTTAATTTCATGCCATTAGATAATAAATCTATATTTAAAGATGATGATGTAGTTTCAGCGCTATCCGAATTTGCATAAAGTGAAGCGTCATTACCATAAGTTGAATTAATATCTCTTTTTATATCATTAATTCCCCAATTTCCTGTGCCAGTTGCTTTTTTAATCATAACCCAAGCTGGACGAAAACCCGTGTAAACAAACGTGCCATTATTATTTCCGTTCCCTGTGTACTTTCCAAATTTTGAATAGCCTTGCACATCATGAAAATTATACGCTATGTAGCTTCCAGAACTTATATTAGCATCTTGATCTGTTCCTAAATTCATAACTGAATTTGTTGGTTTTGCTGTAAAAAAAGATTGTCCACTAGCGTCTCCAGCACCACTAGTATGTAAATAAAAATAACCTGTATCTCCTGTATATGGAACTATTGATACAAACCAATTTCTAGCAGAATCTGTTCTACGAATTATTGTATATGTTGGTGCAGAGTTTAAACCATGGCCAACTGTATTATTACTTCCTGTTCCTGTATAAGTCATAATACTAAATCCAGCGGTAGTATTTGCAGATACAGAACTTGTTATATCTCCATCAGAATTTGATGATGCAGAGCCACCAGCAGACCAATTCCAACTAACCATTGTTCTTGTATTTCCATTTAATTTATCAGAAGTACCTAATGTAAATCCATCACTATTAAAACTCTTTAAAGAATTTGCATCTGTGTTTTCTGCATTAGTTGCATTTGATCTTATATCTTTTGTTGCACCTCTTACAGAATCGTACCAATAATGATCTCCAGAACCACCTCTCCACTTACCCCAGACCAAATCTGGTTGCATATTCTCAGAACCATCTAAAGTAATAGATGTATTATCAGTAGCGTTTCCTGTCCAAAGTTTTATTTGAAAATAAAGTTCTGGGTTGTCTATAGTTGTATAAGCCATTATCCAAACTCCGCTAAATTTTTAGAGTTAATACTATAATATCCGGATGGTACGGAATAATAAAAGTTTCCATATCCATTTGCATCTGAATTACCTTGTGCAGTTTTAGCTCCTGCAAAACTTCCATCTTGTCCAAAGTTTGATGTACTAGTTACACTAGACACACCAGACGTGGATATAGCTGGAAATATAAACTCATCAGGTAAACTTGTAAAAGCAACACCTTGAGAAGAACCATTTTTATAAAAAGTTATTTGATTGTTGTCCATATCTAAAGCATGTCCAATTATGTCTCCAGTTGTAAAACTAGCACCATAACTACTTGCTGAACCACCGGTATATTTACTTCCATTTATGAAATAACTAAATCCGTTAGCATCTGCCCCTATATAGTTTGTTGTAGCAGCTGAATCCGTTGCAATTCCAGGTGAAGCATTTCCACCACCATGAAGAACTTCCCAATACCATTTTCCTGATCTAACACCTATTGTTGCTCTAATACCATCAGCATCTGTTGATGATTGAGTTATTTTTAAATTACCCTCTGAAAATTGTGCTGTATCATGAAGTAAAATAGAATTCAAAACAGCATAATTATTTGTGCAAGTATCAGTAGATTGATCTGTTGCGGCTATATTTGTTTCTGTAAAATCTGTTCCACCATTAGCATCATTACCTAAATTACTACTGTCTTCAAAATCTAAGTAAAAACCATTATTACCAAAAGTTAACCCTGTTACATCTTTAGGTTCCCATACTGTAGGAGTATCTTCATTAAATTGACCAAAATCTGTAATACTTGCAGCAGTGCCATCTAACACAACAACTTCTGCATAATAACCTGAATTATAATCAGAATTATCACCTTTTTGATTTAATATTATAGAATTTGCAGAGTCTGTTAATTCCATATCTGTATTTTGATTTGGATAAGTTGATGATGCTAAACTTGTTACTTGTGAGCCATTAACATACATTTTTACTCTATTTGAATCTGTGCTTTGTGTTGTATCTACAATAACACAAAAATGATACCAAGCTGACGGGTCACGAAACATGGCGTTTGATTTTACAACTGTATTATTACTTCCCCCTGTTGCGTTTTGAAATAATAATTGATCAGATGAAAATTGCAACAGTGTCCTGTTATTTTCATCATCATAACCTGTTATTAAATATTTATTTAACCCTGGTTCTGTTCTTTTAAACCATAAAGATATACTAAATTTTTTAAGATTTGTTGGCGTGCCATTACTTCTATTCATAGAGTCACTGCTACCATCATCAAATCTACATGAGTTAGCAACTTCATATGGAAGTACAACTTTAGCTCCTGGATATAAAAAACTATTTATTGGCATTAAGCCTCCAATACTGGAAGTTCACCTAATGGTCTAGTAACAGATCCATCCTCTTGTCGTGTGAAAGTATATAAAGTCTCAAGTGCTGGTGTATCTGCAGCATTTGTAATTGCTGTCTCCATTTCTGCACATTTAGTTCTTACTGCTGTTCTATGTGTAGTTATGGAACTAGGTATGGCTGTTCCTGCATCTGCTTTTCTAAGAACATACCAATCTGTATTTTGTAATTCTGTTGCTGCTTGTAATTTTAAATCTCTAATTAGTATTGTTTTTAATCCTTCAACTGCAACATCACCTACATCTTTACCTTCTGGTATATTACCATCTGTTTTATCTTCTTCAGTGTACAGAGAATCTGCATGCGCTTTTGCAGTGGCTGCACCATAGGATCCTACAACTTTATCACCATTAAACGAATAAGATATATTAGTATTAACATACCATTTTTCATCTTTTTTATTTGTATTGTCTATTTTAACTTCGTATACGCCTATCAATTCTCTTTCATCTTTAGACCACAAACTAAAAATTGTTCTTGGATATTGAACATCTCCAATAGTAAAGCCTCTATTACCATTAAGATATCTTGTAATTTTTCCTGATTCTACTAATGCAAACATATTATGATAATGTTAAATTTTGATTTCTACCAACTTCTAACCATTTAGATCCGTTGTATCTGAAAACGAAAACATCTCCTTTACTAGCTGTTGTTGTTAACGTTGGTGCAGTATCATCTTTAAATTCATAAACAGCATTAAAACTTAAAGTTCTTGAACCTGTACCATCTTGTATAACAAGTATTGATATAAATTGACCGGTAGTATTATTAGTAGGAGCAGCTAATGTTCTATTACCACCCAAAGTTAATTTACATACATCTTGTGTAGATGCATCCCAAGTAACTGTAGATCCATCCGTAAGTGTTGATTCTGAATAATTTAACTTAGCAGACGTAATTAAGTCGTCTGCTATATCTCCAGCTGTCAACGCTTTTAATGCAGGCTGCTGACCGATGTACGACATATTACGTTATCTCCATTATTGACAATGTTCCTGAAATTTTATCAGCAACAGAACAATCTATTTTAATTTCATCTGTGGCCTCTAATACAACTTTACCACCAGATAATAATTCTAGTGAACTACCTGCTGGTATAGAAACATCTTTAACTAAAAATGATGTGCCATTAGCAACATCATTTGCACCTCCTCTGTTACCTGTATCACTAACTAGTTCTACCTCTGCAGTTACTGCTGAGCTGTGAATGTTAGTAAGTATTAAACCTAGTACAACTGTCGTCGTGCTAGATGCTACAGTATACATTTTGTAAGGTGTGCCTGCAGAATTAGGCTCTGCTGCAAAAGTCACCACTTTGAAAGTATTTGCCATTTATATCCTCCTATTGCTTTATAACCTAACCTAACGCAATTGCAAGAGCTGTCGGATCATCCGTGCTAAATCCTGCGCTTGATAAGTATGTTTTAACATCTGTTAACGCCACTTGTTTCATGGTGCCAGCGTCATTTGTTACAAGTCTATCAGCATCCGCTAAAGTCGTAGAAGTTGCTGATGTATCACCATCTATAATATTTAATTCTGCTGCAGTTGAAGTTACACCATCTAATATATTAAGTTCTGCTGCTGTTGATGTAACACCATCTAAAATATTTAATTCTGCTGTTGTAACTGTTGCACCGTCTAATATTTCTAACTCTGCCTCTGATATACCTGCAGATCCTATAGTTACCGTTCCTGCAAAAGTTACATTAGCACCACTAAACGTCATAGCCGTAGTAGGTGTAGATCCTGATTTAATTACTAATTCACCGCTAGAATTTGTTAAACTACCAAAAGTTGTGCCGTCATCTTTAAGTGTAACATCTGCTCCACCAGCATCTAAAACTATATCTGTGGTTGCATCTAATGTAATACTAGACCCTGAATCTATCTCTGCAATAATTGGTGTTGTTAAAGTTTTATTTGTTAGTGTAGATGTAGAAGCATCTGATACTAAAGTTGAATCACCACCAGTGCTTGGTATTGTTAAAACATTACTAGCACTCTCTGAGTGTGGCGCGGCTTTTATCTGCTGACCATGCGAATTATTTTCACAGTTGAACTGAATAGTACCTTGGTTTGTATTACCTTTAACAGTTACATGACCTGTACCATTTGGCGCTAATTCTAAATCTGCATTTGAAGTGGTTACAATATCTTGACCATTCATATCAAGATCACCACCTAATTGTGGTGTGCTATCCTCTACTACGTTTGATATGGCACTAGATGTAGCTAATCCTGATACTATTGCTGATCTTGCAATCTTTTTAAGACCACCACCTGAAGTATCAACTGCTAAGAATACATCATCGTTAGCAACTGTAGATATTTCTGATAATGAACCTACTGCTACTGAATTAAAATTTGTACCATCTGCAATTAATAAATTACCTGCAGTGTTTGTGGCCATGGTAATATCATCACCAGCAACAGTAAGATCTCCAGTGATACTTACATTTCTAAATCCAGATATATCTTTGTTTGAATCAACTATAACTGCTAAAGATGCAGATACAGTTCCTGCTGTAATACCATCCAATAAATTTAATTCTGCTGCGGTTGAAGTAACTCCGTCTAAGATATTAAGTTCTGCTGCAGTTGAAGTGACTCCATCTAAAATATTTAACTCTGCAGCTGTTGAGGTTACACCATCTAAAATATTTAATTCTGCTGCAGTTGAAGTAATAGCTGTGCTTCCAAACGTAAGTCCACCTTCAGGTACAACAATACTGCTTCCTGATTGTGCAGTAAAAGTATTTGCTGTAAATTGAAAATCATCTGCACCTGCAATTTTAATATCTATTTGATCATCTGTATCAGCCGTAAGAGTTGTATCTCCATCGGCATCTAAAACTAATTCTCGACCTTCTATATCAAGTGATCCACCAAAACCTGCATCAACTATGTTTGTTCCATCAGAGTAAACTAATCTTGTAGTTTTTTCTGATACACCAAAAGTAATACCTGTTCCTGATGCTGTTTTAAATTGAACTGTGTATGCACCTGATGTTCCGTTAGTTACAATATAAACTTTTTCTATTGAATCTGGTACCGTTACAATAGAGTTACCAGATATTGTGCCTGTTAATTTTATAACAGCATGTCTTGCAACTGATGTAGATTCTGTTGAATCACCATCTGTGATAGTTAATGCTGTTGTCCCACCACTAGTTACTGCTTGCTCTACGTAACCAGCAATCGCTTTCTCTACAATTTGTAAATTAGTATTAGTTTTTGTTCCCCAAGTACCGGCATTTTCGCCGGTTGCCATTAGTTCTATACCAAGATCTGAAAATGTTGATGCCATAATTTAATCCTTAAGGTGTCGGTGATCTGACAGGTATACGAGGTTCTCCATCTGTATAGTCATCTCTTCGTCTTCTACCTATTTGTTCTCCTCCAAATTTTTGTGCTTCTTGTTGATATTTTTGCTCATACAATTGCAGCATATCAGCTGGACCTTTTAAAAAACCATAAGTTTCTGCTAGGCAACAATATAGCAGACCATTTGGAAAATTCATACTAATATAATTAGTACCATCACCTTCTAATAATGCTGGCGCTGCGTTGTAATGTATTTTGTATGCAAATGTTGCGTTTGGTGTTGGTGATACAATAATAGATCCAGAGTTTGATGAGCTTTCTCCAGTTGCTCCTGTATCCAGCATTGCATAATATTTTGGTGTTCCAGTGGATGTAGTTGCTGCAATATATTCTTCTAAAAATGTAATATCTTTTTTTTCTAAGTATGTATTAGCACCAGTAAAAGTAGATCCAGTTGCCGTATAAACCTGAACTGCTCTAATAAATACAGCTCCTGCTGGCACAAGCACAGTGCCTGTTCCGGATGTAAAATTACCTGTAGATGTTTTTCTATCTGCATCAATTGGAATATCTCTAAAAATTCTATATTGTGCATTTAATATTATATTTTCTAAAACACTATCTGATAAAACAGTTGAGTCTACTTCTGTATAACTTCTAATTTGTGTTTTTAATCCTGATGTACTTAAACCTGCCATATTATACTATCAATGTTGCCGGACCAGCCGAACAATTATTGCCTCCTCCTGATACTCCACCACTTGTAGCAGTATCTGTGTCAACAGTAAAGTGGTAGAAATTTTCTGTATTTTCTATATTGCCACTAGAATCTCTTTTACCAACAGTAATCGAGTAACCGGCAGCTTTTGCTAAATTTGAACCTGTAATTCCATCAAAAGTATTAGGGTTTTGAAAACCGTCTGAATCTGATGTTGTAAATATTGGACCTCTAAATCTTACAGTATCTCCAGTAGATCTTCCGTGGCCCACCTCAAAAACATTTATTATACCAGAACTGGCAGATATAGTTTCAAAAGGATTTGGTCCTAAAAGTATTAAAACATCATTTTCAGTTCTGTCAGGTCTTACATCTCTTAAACCTTGTGCATCACCTGATCTAGATCTTAATTCTAATTGTGGGTGTTTAGCTTCATATTCAGATTTGTGAACAAAATGACCATTCCATTCTTTTACCATTTCCTCGTATGGAAAAGCCATTCCTGATCTATCAGATATTGCTTTTGATTTTTTTCCTCTTGCAAATGCCATTATGTTCCTGGGTAATAAGTTTTAGGTGTTATTATTGTACTAGAAGAAGATCCATCTTCTGATAAAGCTCTAGCAAACTCATCTTCGTAATATAGTTTCATAGCTTGAATTCTATCCGGTGCAAATTTTTGAGCTAAATAAAAAGCTAGGCCTGAGACCATACATGGGACAAATCTGTAAGGCACATCCGTAGCATCTGTATATGTTGAGTCTACATCTTGTATTCTTTTTACAAAGAATATGTGCATATCTTTTGTAGCTGCTGTTGAGTCTGGTGTTGGATATATAGTGACAGTTGTTTTATCTATAAATCTTTGAACAAAATATTGAGAGGGAGTTCCTTTAGATAATTTTCCTGACAAACTAGAATATGTAGATCTATCAATCTTTGTCATCGCTGAATCAGATTGATCAGTCGAAGTTCTATTTTGTCTAAAAGTTGCCTCTAATACATCTGCAACACCAAAAGTACTTGATCCACTCGTTCCACCTACTGTAACTGCTGATGTGCCATCAGCACTTGATCTAAAGAAAGTATACTCTGCTTGACCTTCAATAAGATCAATATTTGTATCTCCTACTTCCCAATAGTGCAAACCTCTATTACCCCATTCTTGAAAAAGAATGTTTAAAGATCTTCTTGCAGATCTTAATTGATAACCAGATGTTACTTGTGAACCAATTCTCTCATACGCTTCTGCAATGATATCATCAACTGCAAAACCTTTGTCAAAAGTAACTGTGCCTGAAGTTGTGTTGGCCATTCGTTACTCCTAATAAATTTTTTGAAACTCTGCTATAACCGTGTACATGTTACCATCATCAGCACCACCGGGTACAACAAAATTAACATCACTTTGATTACTGTTAGAAGACTTATCTGCCGGTATTCCACCAAATTCTCTAAAGTCCCAATATCCTGCTCCTGTTAATCCAATTATAGGAATATCTCCATCTGAGTCTTCTTCATCTAGTCTTGCAAAAGAGTCTCCTCCATCACCACCTTGACATGAATACCAAACTCTAAGTAGTCCTAAGTGAGCTACTGCAGTTCCATCTGATCTAGCAGCTAGTGCTGATACATCTCCAAAAACCGTAGTTCCACCCGTTCCGTCTGATTGGTTTACTATTTTAATGACAACTCTCTTATCATTTTGTTGTAAGATAGTTGGTCCTGTTACTGTGTCTGCCATGTTTCCCTCCTTAATTAAGAAACTGTGAGGGCCGAAGCCCTCACATTAATTGTTATTATGCTCCTAAAACACCTATGAAAGTTAGTCTTAGAACAGTATCTCCTCCTGGGTCACCACTTACAACAACTTCTACTTCATCAGCAGTTCCTGTTGCACCAGATGTTCCAGTTCCTAATCCTCTAACTCCGTTACATCCAAAGATACCTTTGAATCCTGTAGAGTTAACAGCGATAGTTGCACCGTCTAAATAAGAATCAGTGTCTGCATCATCTCCAATGTCTTGCAAGTTTACAGCATTTGCTGCTGCTGTAGTTACGTTTACACCAATAGCTAATGGTGCAAAGTTTGCTGGCATTCCAATAGACGCTTCCTTACCTGTAGTAGCACCATTAGATACAGTAATTGTAGCTTGGTACGTTTGAAGAGTCATCGTGTTTGTAGATGCTGCTTTTAATTCAACAGATCCAGCTGTGTTGCTTGAAGTGTCTCCAGTTGAATTTGTTCCAACAACCACTTTATCTGTATGTACACCAGTTGTAGTGTTTTTTGTTGAAACTTTTACAGTTGATTCCGATCTTACCGGTCCTGTAAATGTTGTATTTGCCATAATTATATCCTCCTAGTTTCTGAACGTAATCTCTAGGCCGTCGACTATACTCGTTTACGTTCTAATTAATTGTATAGTGATTAATTTATATACTAGTTTTTGGTAGAGCGCAAGAGAGCCTGTGATGTGGATTAATTTTTTCCAACGATGTAGCTTTTTTATTAAGTAGCTACAGAAACTTGAGGAGCCGCATCTTCTATTTTATTTTTCATATGAGCTTTTTCTGCTTCAGCTGCTCTTATGTGGCTAAGAACTTCTCTGACTTT